GTGCAGGCGGACCACTCATTCTAGATTTGTGGCCATCGCGCAGTAGTCGATTGCAACCTGTACTATAGTGGGTTAAATCCCACAGCTTGAACCCTGATCAAGTGTGTGTTTCAGGTGAGGGGAAACACACAAAAACCTAGAATTCATTTTAAGGTTTGTACTCCGAACTTACCTGATCAGTAGCTTTTCAACCGTGCGCCATAACTAGGCTCGCACCCGTTACGCAGGTCACGATTTAGATTACGCTACCGATCCCAGATCTCTGGACGCTGTACAGCAAATTACTCCCACATTCTGGGAGATACCAGAGATCAGGGATCAGCGCTTGCAAGCTCGTAAGCTTGCAAACAGGTAACTGTGCTGACCTAATTTAGAACCATTCTAAATTAATTCTATAATTTTTTCCTTTCTGTTCTGCAATCTGTGGTTGCGTTTTTATACTGCCAACCACAGATTAGCTTAGGTTGATATTTAAGTTTTTATAAATAAATATAAATTACCATATAATCCTATTGACAAAGAATGTCAATAGTGTAAATTAAAATTAATGCAAATAAATAAAAAAATAACAGAAAGGACATTATGAGCAGAATACGATTAAACCAAGAGTACAGAAATAAGATTGCTAATAGAATGAGGGTACACTTGGAACAAGAGGACACAGTAGAAAAACAAAACTATGATAATCTAAAAGCAGATCAGATTGACATAAATGACAAAGCTTGGAAAATGGCAGAAAAAATAGTTAGACGACATTATACAGATGAAGATGTTAAAAAAGCATATTATCTTCAAGATAAGTTTGAGAATGTTTCTACTATTGCAAAGGACAGTTGTTTCCATTTTCATTATCTTGGAACTAAAGAAGATCGTGATTATGATAATAAACCAATAATGAAAGAAGATACCATTGAAAGTCATTTTGATTTTAGATTAACTGGTTCAATAGATACTGAAAGCAATTACTCTAATGCAAGAGATCATGAATATGGATATGCTTTGTTTCGTGATGAACTAAAAGCCCAAGATGATTGCAACCCAGATATTTTGATTGAACAAGAGGGCAAAGATAACAACCCACATAGAACAAAATATACTGACAACAACAATAAGTATCTTGGTAATGATGACAAAGGATATGGCAAAGAATGGAATGAAAAATATCAATTAGACTTAATTGGTAGAGATTATTGTAGAGATAGGTCAATAGCTTGTACTGAACAAGAATATATGTTCTTGATTGATTGGAAAAAACAAAAAGGTCAATTTGTTCTTGCACATCATAAATGGATTAAATCTGTATTAGACCAGATGAAAGAAATTAAACTTGGTTTAAAAGGTTATAAATATTTAGACGAAGCGATTGAACTTTCAACCGAACTTGGTTTAAATATTTCAGATGCAGAAATAATTAGAACTAACTCTACTGGCTTGACAATTTACAATCCTAAAAATTTAGCTGATAGGATTAAAGGTATGAAGAACAAGAGAGTTAAAACCAAAGCAGAAAAAATAGCAGAAAGGTTATTATATGAGCAACAATCCACAGTTGCAAATTAATTTAATTTAGCTATTGACAATCTGGGGTATTTAATATAATATCCCAGATATAACAGAAAGGAAACATGACAAATAAAATAGACCTTAATAATATACCCAACAATTTTATGGTAACTTATTTTGCTAACAAGCATAAAAAAGTTATTACTAGAAATGGAAGTTGGTTTAAACCAAACACAGACACAGTAGGCAAAGCATTTATATCTAAAAATGGTGTAGTATGTTTTATCTATTGGGATAATGACGCAGAACCAGATGAGAAAGGCAATCAATGGCGAATGGCGAAAAATCCAATGACAATAAAAGCAACAACAACAATAGAAGGGTAATCATGACAAAAAAAATATGGCTAGTAATTGAAAGAAATAATTATGGTGAGAATAATGATAGTTATTCAATTTCAAAAACTGCTAACACAGTAGAACAAGCGACAACATTTAAAGTGCATTTAGACGCATTAAACGATAGAAAAAATAGAACTTACTTTATAGCAAGTGATATTTCTACTATTATAGATAAGGTTGTTTATCATCATAATAAAGCAGTTGATGAAAAACCTTTAATATTAAAAGATGAAGTAAAAGACACTTCATCAGAAATGCCATTTTAAATGACAATAACTGAACTTGAAAAAGAAATACTCAAAGCAATTAAAATAGAAAGTGAAATACCTTTAGCAAGTGAACAACCTTATATTGACCTTGCAAAGTTTATAAGAAAACTTTTTAATGAGTATAAAAATGGATAATTATAACTGGTGTCATAATCCTGATTGCCATAAGATTGAAACACAATCAAGGGTGCGAGGAACTGGGGATAATAAAGTATTGCGAACTGTTAAGATTAAAGTTGGCAGATATGGGGATTATCAACCTAATATTTGGAATTATTTTTGCAACAACAGTTGTTTGTTTCAATTCTTAAATAAGTTCGGTGAACAAATTGCTAACACATATTCAGTTAAGCAACCAAGTGAAACACCAATTAAAGTTAAAGTAGGAATATACGATGACACATACCCTAGTTATTACGAGGGCAAAAAATATAAAACAATAGAGGTATTAAATAAATAACCTATGCATTAAACACATATAGCTACATATAGTCTGTCAAGAACTATATCCCACATAATCCTACGCATAATGTCGCAGGCAAATTCACAATTCACAATTATAACAGGGCGGGCCCACCCCATATCNATAGAGGTACCACGGGCGGGCCCACCCCGATCNGGAAACAGGGAGGGCCCACCCCCTTAAATAAGAAAAGGGGTCCCAAGCTTACCCTTTATTGACTAATTCAGACGGTTAAGGTAAGACTTTTGAAAACATATTTGAGATATGCAAGATACGGAAAATATTACAAAAAATTTAGAGGGATTGACCCCAGAAGAAAGCGCTAAACTAATAGAACTTGAAAGAAGCGTAGCGTTGGATGAAGCCCGTCCAAATATTACAAAAAATTTCTTAAGTTTTGTGAAGTACGTTTGGCCTGAGTTTATAGAGGGGTCCCATCATAAAATTATTAATAAAAAATTCAACGATCTCGCCGAAGGCAAGATCACACGACTAATCATAAACATGCCGCCAAGACATACAAAGTCGGAGTTTGCCTCATACTTACTCCCGGCATGGATGATTGGGAATAACCCAAAATTAAAAATAATCCAGGCAACTCACACAGCCGATCTTGCAATTGACTTTGGAAGAAAGACTAAGAACCTGGTTGATGAAAAAAATTACCAAGAATTGTTTACTACTAGACTTCAAGAAGATAGTCAGGCAGCAGGGAAATGGAAAACCGAACAAGGTGGTGAATATTTTGCAGCTGGTGTTGGTGGAGCAATTACTNGACGGGGTGCTGATCTATTAATTATTGATGACCCTCATAAAGAACAAGATTTAAAAGGTGATGGTAAAGCTTTTGAGAAAGCCATGACTTGGTATACCGCAGGACCACGTCAACGTCTTCAACCTGGTGGAAAAATTGTAATTGTTATGACTCGTTGGTCTACTAAAGATATAACTGGTCAATTGTTGCAATCACAGTCTGAAGAAGGTAGCGATCAGTGGGAAGTTGTGGAATTACCAGCCCTGCTCCCCGATGGAAAACCCGTGTGGCCTGAATATTGGAAACAAGAAGAATTACTTAAAACAAAGGCCTCGATCCCTGTTTCAAACTGGCTGGCCCAATATATGCAGCAACCGACTGCTGAAGAAGGAGCCATATTAAAACGAGAATGGTGGCGAGACTGGACTGAAAAATATCCACCTAGATTAGAATATACTGTAATGTCTCTTGATACAGCATTTACTAAATCAACAACAGCCGACTATAGCGCTGTAACCATGTGGGGTGTATATACAACCGAGGACCGGGGACAAAACATAATTTTACTGAACGCCTTTAAAGGTAGGTACGAGTTCCCTGAACTCCGGAGAGTGGCTCTGGAAGAATACAGAGACTGGCGACCTGACATGGTCATTATAGAAGCGAAAGCTTCAGGACTGCCTCTAACTCATGAGTTAAGGCAAATGGACATTCCAGTTATTAACTTTACACCCTCAAAAGGAAATGATAAACATACTAGAGTAAACTCCGTAGCTCCGCTTTTTGAAAGTGGAAAAGTCTGGGCCCCGATGCATGAGCATTTTGCCCAGGAAGTAGTGGAAGAGTGTGCGTCTTTTCCATTCGGAGACCATGATGACTACGTCGATAGTACGACACAGGCCATTATGCGAATTAGACAGGGCGGTTTGGTTCGTCATCCTGAAGACTATAAAGATGAGCCTATTGTAAGAGGACAAGTAAAGTATTATGGCTAGAAAAGCATTAGTAGATTCAATTATAAAATTATACTCCAAACTAGGAGGCAATGTCGGGGAGGTCCTTGGTACCCGAACCAATATTAGTTTCTTAGGAACCGGGAAGAGTCCAGAAGGCTTCATAGATTCTACAATCAATATAGACGCCATCGGTGCTCTAGGTAAAAATAAAGTTTTAGAAGAATTAAAAAGTTCTATCGGTTATTTAACGGCCGATAAGTTAAACGACGTTCAAGCAGGAAAGTTATACGAGAACATGTTAAAGATTGACAATGTCTTTAACCCACCGGTAGCTCCAGCAAACATTATTGATCTGGGAACAGGGACCAGGAACTTAACAGACGAAGGTCTTGGTGCTTTAAGAGCCACTAGAAAAACAGATGATGATGTAAGAGTTATAAACGATGAACTTGATCTTCCTCCTTTAAGAGATGTAATTGATGCTCGTAATGAAAAATCTCTTAATCTTCCTCCTTTAATGACTCGTGTTGAAAATCAAATGAATAAAATTAAAGGAACTTCATCAAAACTAGACGATGTAATGAAAGAATATGAAAACATTTATAAGTCTGCAGATGATCTACCACCACCAGGTTCACGTGGTGGACCAGATGATATTGCAGCGCCAGTTCAACAATACACTAATGAAATTGATGCTTTAGAAACTATGAACTAAAAATAAAGCAGGTACAGAATTTATTACAGGTTTTGTAGATGACGTTTATAGAAATTCAGGAGTTACAGCTTCTGTTGATGTAGCAAAGAAAAGAGCAGCGGCTAGAGAATTTTTATTTACTATGTTAAAAAAAGAAACAGATTTACTTCCACAAGGTGGAACTTTAGAAAGTGTTATTAATCCAACAGATTATAAATACATAATGGAAGGCGGCGGTGGTGCTTTAGGCGATCCGTTAATATTAGTTAAGAAATATTTCGGTGATACTATTGCAAGAAGAATTCCATTAAATTCTGATAAAGAAATTATAGAAACATTCGTCGATAATGTTCGTTTTACAAAAGACAGAGCTGGATTTGCAACGGACGATCCAAGATTCAATCCTGATGACCTTCCAGAATTCAAACATGGCGGACTAGCTAAGATCCTGGAGGTCTAATGGCACCTTTAGATTCAATCGGAAGAGTTAAAACAAAAACTATTCAAAAAGAAGCTGAACTTAAAAGATTATTTGATCTTATTTTTTTAAATGAAGATTGGGGAGCTATTCGTGGAAATAGAAGAGGCACCGGTGGAATAATTCCTGATGACTGGATGAGAAAAAATGTTTTGCCGGCAATTGAAGGAAATAAAAAAGCTTTAAAAGAATTATCTAGAATAACAGGAAGAACAATACCTGACTTAAAGTCTGCTTTTGAAAAAAGAGTACCTTTTTTAGAAGAAACAAGAGTTACAGCTGCCGCAGAATCTTTTCCTGAAGATAGAAGACTTACGCCTGAAAAAGCACTGGAAAAAGAACAAAAAACAAAATTAAAAAGAAGTAAAAGATTAGACATAACGGCCGGAAAAACAAAATATTTATCTGGCACAGATGCATTTCCTTTTCATCATATTATGCCCATTGGTGGAGAAGTAGAGTTAACATCAAATGACCTTGCAATTCTTAGTAAGAAAATGAATTCTAGACTTGCACCATATAATACAAAATTAAATGACATAGCAGATGCAATCTCTAATCTTTATAATAATCAACCCGAAGGATTTTTAAAAAGAATAGATGAACTAAATAATAATGCAGAACAGATAGTTGCTAAAGCTACAAAAGAACTACCAAAAAAATTTCACTCTTATATTGGTTTTACAAAACTAGAACCTGTATTTGATGAGAATGGACAAATTTTTAATTTATCAGAAAAAAGAATTGGAGCCGTTAGAGAAAAAGGAATTCCATTATCTCAATTAACTTCAGACCAGTTATTTAAATTAAAAAACTCAATTAAATCTTTAAGTGAAAAAGAAAAAATTGCTTATTGCAGTATATTATCCCGTGGTGGTTTACCTGGAGACTGTGCGGCTGCAATAGATAACAACCCTGTAAAAGCTGCTCAAGTTTTTGATGAAGCTCCTGTAACAAGTAAAGGAATGGAAAAAGTTAAAAACGCTGCAAGTAGTTTTTTAAACTTTGCAAAAAAGGGTGGTAAGTATGGTGCGATTGCAGCAGGTGGTGCAGCAGCCGCGGGTCTTGTTAAAACATTCATGAACGACGATCCAACAACTTATTTATCTAATGAAGATCAACAGAAGAATATGTTAATCTCTATGGTAACAAATCCAATTGATGATACACCACAAGAGGACCCAGCAGTATTAGATTGGCAATTACCTACACTTGGTGCCGTGACTGCAGCAGGAATGGTTCCTGGTGGTAAAAGATTATATGATGTTAGAAGAAGAGGTGGTCCAAACTTAAAACCGGCAGGTCCTGTAAGATCTGCAATTGGATTAAAAGGTGTACTTGGAAAAGGTTTAGCAGCAACTGCAACACCATTAGGTTTAGCTGCATTAGAACCATTACATATTGCAGGTCAAATTGCACAAGGAGATTCTCCAACAGATATTGCAGTTAATCCATTAAATTATTTAGGACCTACTTTTGCGGCGCCATTAACAAAAGAAGCTACAAGATTTACAAGTCCAATGGTGTCCAATATTATGAGAATGGGTATGAGTCCGACAGCATTAAGAGGATTATCTAGATTTGGTGGTTATGGATTAGCTGCTTCACTAGGAATTCAAGGTTTAATGAAATTTGATGATTGGAGAAACAAAAGAGGTTGGTTTAGTGAAGAATAAAACTCTTGTTGCAAATATGCAACACGTAAAATGGAAGGAGATACCACCTTTGAAGGGACCTGACTCACAGGGGTTGAATGTTCCTACAAAACAAGTTAAAACAATAAAGAACTCGGAGAATATAAATGGCAGACATAGACAAACCATTACCAAACGTAAATACTGAAATTAAAGTACCTGGCGACGAAGAAATCGAAGTTGCTCAAGAAGAAACTATTAATGAGCAAGTTGGTCCTGATGATGTTCAAGTTACAACTGAAGAAGATGGTGGTGCAACAATTAATTTTGATCCAGAAGCAGTTAACCAGCCTGGAGGAGAAGGCCATTTTGATAATTTAGCAGAATTATTACCTGATGATGTTTTAGGTAAATTAGGTTCTGAATTAGTAGGAAATTATGAACAATATAAATCTTCTAGAAAAGCGTGGGAAGATACTTACACAAAAGGTTTAGATCTTTTAGGATTTAAATATGAAAACCCAACTCAACCATTTCAAGGAGCTAGTGGTGCAACTCACCCAGTATTAGCAGAATCCGTTACACAGTTTCAAGCGCAAGCTTACAAAGAATTACTTCCAGCAACTGGTCCAGT